TGTTGAACATGTGTTAAATTTTGTTTTTTTGCCTTTCGAGATTCCGCACTTTTAAGGCCCGCCAACCTACGTTTTTCGCGGATAGTTTCCTCTTTCACTTTTTTGAATTCAAATCTTCGGATTAAGCTTGGCGACCAAAAATATTCGTCATCACAGTCCAATAATTCGTAGTCATGAATCAACAAATAAATTAACAAAAATGAACAAAATGAACACATTGAGTTTTGTTCCAACACGTGTTGATTTTTGTTGAACACTTGTTGAACACTTGTTAAAATTTGTTCATCATTCATTCTTAATTTATTATCCAGAGCAACGAATGTATATTTTTTTAGTGGTAATTTATAGTCATCAGCTGCGGCTAATTTTTCGACCAATATCCACCACCAGGCATATGAAATCATTCCTAGTTCTGAAATCATAGCAGCGATTTTAGGGTCATCGCTTGCGTTGATGTCATGACTAAAATAGTATGATTGATTTTTCGCCATTTCTATCACTCTTCATTGTCGTTAAATAAACTGTCCTGGGCACGACGTCCCATAATAAACCTTACACATTCATCGATTAAGTCTTGAACAGAGATAGCAAATGTAGAGTCTGCATATTCAACATTTAACCAGTCCGTTTTAAATTTAAATTCGTTAGGAGTGTTCATATCAGACACGATACCTTCAACACCAACCTGGTTAATAAGGCCTTCAATGTCGCCATACTTAAATTTAAATGTGTTTACCAAAAATGGGATTTTAAATTCTTCCAGAAATTCGAAGTTCTTCTTCACAATAGACTGCAGTTTGCTGAATGCTTGCAGCAGTTCAGGACGTGGATCATCCTTAGATTTTAGCGTGAATACATCCGTTAACCCTGTAGCAGATGGTTTTTGATACGCAATGCTGATATCGTTATCTGTGATTGCTATTGATTTAATAATCATAAGGGACTCCTTTCTTGTTCTACGATTACTAATTTACCAGTGGCAACTTGAACAGCTCGCTTAAATGTTTCTGCATCTGAGTTGCTGTCAGATAAATGTAGTAGCCGTATGTCTTGACACTTAGTTAGGTCCATAGATTTTAGGAATTTAATAACATTTTCTAGCGAAAAGTGAGATTGAATTAATCGTTCCATTCGTTTTTCATCCAAGTAACCGGCTTCTACATGCTGATTTAGAATTTCATAGGAATGGTTGCATTCAACCATGATGTGATTAACATCTTTAAATGTGTACCGACAATAATAGGTGTCGGTAATATATAACAGCTTCTCTTCACCGTCAGAAATCAAAAAACCAACATTAGGAACGTCGTGTTCTAATTCAAAAGGTAGAATACTAAAATTACCTATCGTAAATTGAATCTTAGGCGTAATATAGATGGCTTTATGATGCCCTGCTAGATATAATGCATCTGCAGTGTCTTTTAGCATATACACACGATGTCCTAGCTTTAATAGATCATTTACAGCCTTGCTGTGGTCTCCGTGTTGATGCGTAAGTAACGTGCCACATAGGTGTAGGAAGTTAAAGCGACAATAGCGTTGAATTTCTTTAAATGATAACCCTGCATCTAGCAGCAATTCATCACCATTTGTTGATGTTTTGATTCGGTAGCAGTTCCCTTTTGAGCTACTACCGAATGCTTGAATACTAATCACAATTAATCACCAAACATATTGACCACTTCGCCAGTTTCCGGATTAACAAACTCACTGGTAGGTGCAGGCTCAATATCGATTACTTCGCTATTAGCATTTTGACTAATGGTTTCAGCGACTATATCGGCCGTATCGATGACCTTTCCTTCAACATCAATAATTTCATCTGCAGTCTGCAACCCCATTGAAATTTCAGGTGCTGTAGTTCTAATTAGCCATGCGGCGGCTCTATAACGTAACATTTGATCCGGCATAGTTTTCCATTTAGAGCCTTTTTTGTCATACCAACCTTCCTGTTTTGCTAGTGCGATTGTTACTTCAGGACCTGCGATAATTTCATCTGAACCCTTTTCACGAGTATAAGCAATAATACCTTGAGAGTCTGTTCCTTTTTCGCCAGTAGGTCTATATTTAATAGCTTCAAATCGACCGCATTGATTGAATGTTGCAATTAGGAATTTACTTGACCACCCTGGGTTGCCATATACGATATATAAATTTTGCATCACCATTAATGGGCTAGCGTTCATTCGTGTTGCCATTTCTAATGCGATAATAGCATTCCCCATATTTTGTTCACCTTGGAATTGTTGAGGGACCAACGTGGAATGTGTAAACATTTTTGCTTGTCGTTGTAATAGTTCAAATCCTTCTGCAGACTGAAAGCCAGGTAAATTTGTATGTTGTTTTACAGCTATTTCATTTGCCATTATGTACCTCCTATGCCGTTTTATCGGCATCTACTAATTCAATTAAAGGGAAAACTCCATTTTGTTTCAGCAAATCGTATATAAACAGTCTCCCCTTTTGAGTCCAATATGTATGCATATGCGCCTTTTCTACATCATCAATAAAAGTTTTGCTTGATGTATATCCTTTGTCCGCATATTTTGCATATAAGAACCATACGCCACTTTGTTTAAATTGCACTTTTTTATCAGCTAAAAACTTGTTAAGCCATGTTCCGCTTTTCCCATAGTCTTTAGCAATTTGGGTAATACTTAGCAACTCTTTATTTTGCAAAATGACATCGTAATAATTGGCTTTTGGCTGCAACTCTGCCAACTGTTGATCTTTCATAGATATAGACAACTTATAGTTTTCTATCGTTCTATTAGCTACTTGCAAGGCTCTTGCCATTACTTTTTCAGGAGAATTCCAATCCTTCTCGACTTGAAGAAAATATTCACGAGCCTGACGCCCTTTTTCGTTCCTAGACAACATGCACAGTTGCTTTGCCATATCAATTGTGATTTCATGGTCAGAGATAATGCGTTTAACCTCTCGATTACCTTCAATTTGAACTCGCTCTTTTTTGAGCGGGTTGAAATCTATACCAACTTCGAATCCATATTCACACATTCGAGGAAACCAATCTTTATATTCTGTTCCAATTTCTAAAAACATATGCAAGTCTCTACCGCTTACATATTGAGCATTGTCTACAACGTTGATAGGTACTAATTGCATTCTTCATACTCACTTTCTTTTAAATGGTCATAATACACTGACTTATGTACTAATTTAGTCGCTTTTTTCAGTGAAGATAACGATTCGCCAACAGTTAGCTCATGCTCAGATAAAATAGTATAAATGTATGCTGCCATTTCATCTGTACTCATAATTACTTTATGATTGTTTGCCATATTTACACCTCCTTAACCACCAGTTGTGGCGCTGATTCATCAACGATCAATTTAATTGTTTGGCTATTAACATGGATAAAGTCAGTAACAGCTTCAGCATTATCAATGAATACTGGAGCATTAACTTTAAAATAGCTAGTCAATGCGTTAATGATATCTAAACCTACATTAATGCGTGCTGCGTTGTTCATGCTGCGGTATGGTACCCCTTTATAGGTAGTTTCGCAACATTCTTCAACGTTACCATTCAGCATGATGTTAAACATACGGAATCTTGCCAATTTAAACCTTGCATTAATGCTTTCTTCGAGCATATTAACCTTAGCCTTAACGAATTCATCCATAAGATATGATGCTTCATCGAGTTTCATTTTTTCTTCGGATAATTCAGCCTGCTTTGCTTCGAGTTCAGATACACGAGCTTCAATTCGTTTAATTTCAGCAAACTTATTGAGCTCTTGTTCTAACTTCATACGTTCGGTTTTATTGTCTGATATTTTAATCTCGAGTTCAGCAATTTCTTCCGAGTGATCAGAGTTATCGTCATCAATCGCCAGTTGTAACATGAGCTCCTCTGCTTTTAAATCAGCATATTTAGAGTCATCATTAAGTGCTGGTTCAGTCGTTAACTTTTCAATCTCTTCGGCTATGGTCTCCTTTAAGAGTTCTTTTGCTTTAATAAGCGCTTCTATTGTTTCCACAGGCTCTAAACTAGAATTTCGTTTTTGGATACCTTCAATATCTTGTTCCTTTAGCTTAATTGAGTGTTCAATCTCTTCTAGTCGTTTAGACTTCTTGAGATTATAATTCGCTTCTGCTTTAGCATAAGCATCTTGAATTTGCTCTGCAGGAAGTTTCTGCCCACATGTTGGACAATGATCATTAACGTCTGCAACAAATGTTTCTGCATTAATCTGACTTCGTTGAATAGTTAATTCTCCAATTACACCTTGAATAAGATTGATGGACGCTGCTGAATCATCTATACGTCGTTTTGTATCCTCGAGCTTAGATGTCAATCTATTGATTTCAGCTACAACAGCATCATATTCGTTAGACTTCAATGAGCATTGTTTTTTATACTCCATCTGCAGTTCTGTTTCACGAGCTATAATCTTACGTTGTACATTTTTTAATTCAGCACGTTTATCAACGAGAGAGTGTCCATTCTGCAATAACGCCTTATCGTTTTCTAACTTTTCGATATCTGCATTTAAGGTATCGATGTTAAGTCGTAACACTTCCGGATTAGCAGTAACTTCAGGCTTACCTCGTAAGGCCTCGTCTATACGAACTGGCAACATATCCAATTCTTTATTAATAGCTGCCTTTTTAGATGCGACCACTTTTCTATGATCGTCAACACTATGACCAGATAAGATATCTGTTAAAGCTTTTAATTCATCATGACTTGCGATAACATCTTCGTCTGAGATATCCCCGCACATTTCAAGAAGTAACTTGCGACGATTTTGCCAGGAATATGTTTCATTGAAGTACAACGGATTAGTAATTAACTTGAAGATGTTTTCATCGACTAAGGAATTTACAATTTCCTTGTATTCCTTTTCTTTCTTAGGAACCCCATCAATAAAATAATCTGTTGTATGACCTGTTAAGGTAACTTCACCGCCACGAGGGGATGAGTACTTTTCACGATATACTCGCCGTAATTCAATCGTTCCGCCGTCATCTAATGTAAAGGTCCCAGCTACCTCGTGGTTAACTTTATGGATAGGTTCACCACCATCCAATGTTTTAATTTCGAAATCAGCTCTATCTAAACTATCTTTGCCAAATAGTAACCAACACACAGAGTCAAATACAGTAGTTTTCCCTGTGGCATTATCACCACGGATTACAACATCGCCATTAAGATCTATGGCAAAGGACTTTAGCCCTTTAAAATTTAGTAATTCTAATTTTGTGAGTTTCATATCATTCTCCTATACAACAGTGGCATCCACATCGATGGTATGAGGCTCAATCTGTAATTGATTGGCCCATTGCATGACCGTCGAATTAATTTGAGCATTCTTTTTTAGTTCTTCATTAGCGAAGAGCTTCGCCTGCACTAAGTCGAATATTTGACGACCTTTCTTTTTACCTTTATTGGCCAATTCTAGGCACGCAACTGGCTTCATAGCATCGTCGGTAACTAACACTATTGCGGTAGTCCCTTTCATGACTCTATCTCGGTATGATCCAACACAATTTTTTAACCGCTTACCTGCAGACATTAAATCTGCGGCAGTTCTTGGGATCATAAAATGCATTCCGTTTACATCAGCTTGTAGCTGTGGAATCTCCGGAAGTATTACGTCACCGTATTCTTGCTTGTTGTAAACATTAACTACAACATCATGAAAGTCTTTTAACTTGCAATCAGTATTCCAAACTTGAGCTATATACTTACCATTAATTTGACTGTACATGCTAACTATATCCCTGATATCTGATGCAGTAACATTTAGCAAATACCGTAATAAATTTCGCTCCCCATATCGTTTGGAAAGTCCACGCCACATATTAAAGATTTTTTCAGACCTAACGCCCATATTTTCATCTAAATGAGCAGCATTAACTATTTTTGCAGATACATCATCGAATCCTTTGTCTCGATTAAGAGTCAATATTGTCCTTCGATTATTTTCGTCTTTAAAAACATTCAGCATATCTGATAGCTTAACAATCATAGGGTCATTAACCATCATACTACGCAATAATTTACTATCAGGAGCTCGATGATAAATTCGCAATGCTTCTAAGAATCCGGTCCCATTTTTAGTCATAGTTAAAATCGAATCATCAAAATGCAGATCTCTTATGGAACCAATCCAATAGCGTGAAGTCCATTTGATGTTGCTTTTAATAATTTTAGTTATAGAAGGCATGTCAGGAGCTCTGAGTTTTAAGATCATATTAACCAGCATAGAAATCCCATATCCTCCATATTCACTAATCGAGTGCGGAATATAAACATCTTTTACTTTATATCCACACCGTTCTGTTAAGCGCTTTTCAAATATTAGGCGTAGGCTTTTGAAGAGTTTGGCCAAATGTTCTTTATTAACTCCATGTACTGCATACGATTTCCCTATGTATTTTAAAATTGGCATAATCGGATTATTAGAATCACGAATATAATCGACTGTGAGTTCATGTTTTCTCTTATCTTCATCGATATAAAAAGCTTTTCTGGCTTTGAAATCAAAACGCAAAACTTCTTTATAAAATCCATCTTCAGACGTTCCGTCCCAAAATAGCTGAATACCTTTATATTTAATACGAAGATCAAGAAAGTCTTTGCAATTAATGACCTCAAAAAACATTTCTTTAGGAAATAATTCCTCGTCATCACATGTTAATATCACTTTGTGTACATATGGTTCGGAGCGAGTGCCACAATTAGGGCACACATAATATTTTGAACCTGTATAATATCCGCTGCCCATGCTATATTTGCGGTTCCAGATGCCACCAAATGTGTGATTGCAATCGCAATGGTGAATTGTTGTGTAAGCAGCATCATAATGTTTTTCAATTATGATGCTATCGAACATTTTACTGATGTATAAACTTGACACAGTTTCCACAGAACGCCACCGCCTTAATCATCGAACATGGCAAAGATGTTCGAATTTTCTTCTACAACAGGCTCAACCGTTGGTTGCGTTTCATCTGCAGCTGATTTGCTATCTGGTGCAGTTTCTTTAGCTGTTTTAGTCTTACGTGTACGCTTTGGCTTTTCTTCCTTTGTAGCATCTTCCGTTTTATCCTTAGGAGTAGCTGACTTAGGAGGCTCGACCACATCAAAGGCTTTTACAATCGCATTAGATGCTTTCATAACGTCTTCTGTGTATGCGATACCAGCTTGGTATTCTTCAGCGTTACCAGGGTCCATTTCAATTGCTTTATGTAATATATCTAACGACTTCTTACATATATCTGCTTGGCTTTTAAATTGTTGTTTAGACATATTTAAGCCTCCTCTGCCATGATGGATTTCAAATCGGTGATAAGATCATCTGTCAAAGAGTCACTAGATGGACGAGTAACACCATGCTTGCTAAAAATTGCAAGTGCTTTTTTTGCTTTTACCCCATCTTCACCCATCCATTCACGGAATTCCTTATAAAAGGCTTTTTTATCTACATGTTCGTCACTTATATCCAATGCAGGTTCAGGTTCTGGAACAGATTTAACCTTTTCTTGAACGACTGGCTGAGGTTTTGATTCTACTTTGGGCGACGGATCAGCGTCAAGAGGAAGTACTGGAAGGTCGTCATCCGTAATTTCTTGAGTTTTCTGTTTTTCCTGCTTTGTAGCAGGTTCTGCTTTAGGTGCAACTTCACACATTGCTTTTGTCACATGTTCAGCAGGGTGCTTTTCATCATGGCAATTCCCGCAGCATTGATGGTTTAAAATTTCATTCCATTCTGCGATTTTAAGTGCAAGATCTTCTGTGTCATTGAATTTAATTGTTAAGATATTTTGATTTTCCATAATTATTTCTCCTTAAAATTTAAACAGTAATTCATCGTCAACTAATTTGCATTCCACGATTTTAGGAATTCCAATTTCCTGGAGTTTACGAATTACGCTACGACTTTTAGAAATATAAATAGTATTTCTTTCAATTTGTACTGCCGTTGGCTTAATTACATATGGTTCTGTTGCAAGCGCCGGCGCCACACAAATGACTTTATTGTTAATATCTATACCAACTTTGAAATATTCCGGGCCTTTTAATTTTCTGTAAGCCGGCATTGAAAGCTTGATATAGCTATTTGTAGTAACTATCGCTACCTTTTGTAATGCATTGCGCTTACCTTTGTTTCCAGCAAAGAAATTAAAATCAAATGCATTTACAGTGGCTTTATGTTTTATTGCTTTTATTTCAGGCATTTTATCTCCTTTCAAAATTTAAAGAGTAATTGAACGGATCCGTTCTGATCATTAACGGTACCTTCGAGATTGTTTGTAATGCCTAACTCTTTGAGTCCGGCTAAAACAATACGAGCTCTTGAAATAACTACCTTTGACCGTTTAAGTTCGTGTGATTTTGGATAAATAGCACCTTTGATATTTTCTTTATCAATAGGCAGCACATGAATTACATGGTTTACTTTATCAATGCCCACCTTAAGGCCAATAGGTTTTCCCATTGCTTTATAAGCATCAATGCTTAATCCACACGCGGATCCCCACACATTAAATCGTATCTTCGGAGGATACCGGCCAGTTCTATTAAAGAAATCAAAATCTATATTTTTATTAACAGTTGGCATAGTAGCCTCCTTATGTGTTACAATTTAACTAGGTTAATTTAATTTGTGCTCGTATCTCATTGCCGTGAGTGCGAGCATTTTTACTTTTACGGCGAATATGTTCATCGTGGCAAGGCTTGCATACTCTAATTGCCTTGTGATTTATCTCGTCATAAATGTAGTTATGAGTGTGTGGAATTAACCTAACTCCACATTTCGTACATGTTCGAACCGGACGTCTCATCGTATTAGTACCCAAACCAGACCGCCGTAGAACATAATACAAATGGTCATCACAACAAGAATAAATAACACACAAATCACATCAATATAATTCATGTTTCACCTCCTATTTGTAATATGGATTGCGGCAGTATTCGCCGCTTTTTCTTACTTGCAGGATGTATGTGGCATCTTCGAAATCTTCAGCATCGACTTCCGCCATATCCTTTTTGTAACCATACATGGATATAGCCAAACCTATGATTGATTGAATGAGGAATTGCATGTATCCTATTTGGTCAAGTTCTAAGGCCCCCATAGAGCCTGCAACGAGGAACGTCCCCACTAACATATAGCTCATTATTCATCCTCCTCGATTCGTTCAGCTGTGATATTATCTACCGTAACGATAATGCGAACTCCTGCAGCGCCGTAAGCACTCATCATAGTTTGCAAGCTATAGATGGTGTTCATAACATCCCCACTGATTTGATTTAAGATGCGCTCGGATTCAATCGCTTTTAGATGTGCGACCATTGCTGTTTCGTTTACTGGAATAGCTTTCATAATTTCATTTCTCCTATAACATCATCATTGATAAAATAGATGCTACTGCAGCAGTAGCAAAGCTTAAATGCATTCCTGCATCAATCCATGTCATGATTTATACCTCCTTTAAACCTTTAAAATAACCAGGATCGTGCCTGAATCCAGAATGATACACAGTTGATACCTGACAGTTTGACATATCGGTACCTTTAACGTATCTGATGGCTTTTCTGATGGCGCTATCAATTAAGCTCGTTTTTAAGTTAGAAAATCCCCAATTCGAGGTGCCCAATTCTTCAAGCTCCATCAGCGCCCATCGTTTTGTATTACATTTTCTGTCTAGGCTATACTGAAATCCACCTACGATTCCTTTAATTACGGATATTATGTAATGATAGGATGTGTTACTCCAGTTCATGATTAATTCCTCCTAATGAATTCCTGCGGATTTAAACTCCGCATCAACTACTTTTACATCCCAGCCTAGCGAATGGACAAGGAACGTCCTAAACCCCTCTTTGTCAATAACAAAGCTACGGGATTTCTTACCTGGCGACTGCCAGGCATATGCAAACGGAAATCGGTCTCTTGCGATGCCCTCTCGGATAGCTGTTAGGCTAACGCCGAGCACGGTCGACATTTGAGCGACCGAAATTACTTTTCTAATCATGTGCACTGCCCCTCCTTTTACTTGATTTTAATTCAAGTTTCTAGTCAAAAAAATTTGGTCAACCGTACAGCCGAAGTACTCCGCCAGTGCCACTACTTTACTAATGGCCACATTGGATATATCCTTTTCCCACGCATTATACGTAGCAACAGATATGCCGAGATCGGCGGCAACTTGCGCCTGTGTTGCCCCTTTCCGAGCCCTCAACTCGGAAATATAAAATTTGTTTGGCATTACTACCACCTCCTTATCGTGACCTCATAATAACATGAATTAAATTCAAGTGTCAATAACGAATTTGATTTTTTTTCAAGTTTACGATAAAAAATATAAAATATAATTGAATTTAATTCAAATGCATTATATAATTAGTATATAAGTTTGGGAGATCGAGAGGAGGATATTATGAAACTTTCAGATAATATTAGGTACTTTAGGAAATTAAGAAACTTATCACAGGATGAGATTGCTAAACGGCTCGGGTATAAGTCATTTACTACTATTCAGAAATGGGAAACAGGAATGGCCGAGCCACCAGTAGGTAAATTATATGAACTGGCAGATATACTACATGTCAGTATCATGGACCTGCTAAAGGACAATTTAGATACTGAAGAAAAGTTAACAGTGAGCACGAATTCCTATCACTACGTACCTGCATCTGTATCAGCGGGCGCGTTAACCACGATAGACGCCATTAACTTCATGCCTACCATATCTATCCCTGATTTCATGATGGGGCGCTATGCGGGCAATAAGAACATATTACTTATGGCTGTCAACGGCGAAAGCATGAATAATGTTATCCAAAATGGATCCGTTATTGCCATCTTAACAAATATAGAACTACCAGATATCCATGACGGAGATATTGTAGTTATTAAGAATGGAGGGGATTATACAGTTAAAAGATTCTACAATGATAAACAACATCAAGAATTTGTATTTAAACCTGATAGCTCGGATATGGCATTTCGGGACATCATATTTAGTTACGAGAATACAGATGACTTATACCTGATCGGTAAGGTCGTTATGTACAATGTGACTTTGTAAGAGATTAATAAGGGAGATGTTAGTATGATTAAGGGATTCACTAAATGTTTAATAGCAGTATCAATTATTGGGGTACCCATATACGCATCTGCAATGTCATCAGTATTAATTAAAAATGCTACGCCGCTTCAAGTTAGGAATTTTATTATTTCAGGTATTTCAAAGACTCATACCAACGCTACGGTCGAGAATGTATCAGACAACAGTCTAACAATATTATTAACTCGGATGCATCAAGTAGGGTTATTCGGCCAAATGCTAGCGTCTACTGAGAATAGAGCAACGTTTACATTTCTGCCACAGGACGACGGATCCACTCAAGTAACATTTAACGAGGTGGCAACCGCATACAACCCAATGACGGGTGGGCAATTATCACGTCCCGTAGGTACGGCTCAATCCGAATTGGCTACACTAAATAATATAAAAATAGAGTTTGATGGTGGATACCGATTTGGGTATGATGTTGATAGCAAAAAGCATAAGGGCGGATATCCAATATCTGCGGTAATTCCAGGCAGCCCTGCGGATGCTGCGGGATTAAAAGTAGGCCAAATACTACTTAAAGTAAACGGGGAAAAGATAAAATATGATAAAGTCAATGATATATTTAATTTCGTATCAGGTATTGACTACCCGAAAACTGATGTATTAACTGTAATGGACTCATCCGGGGCGCAACGAGATATATCAATCACGTCCTGGTTTATGGATCCTAAAAAGCATATGTTTGTTAAGCCTGAATAAATTCAGAAATACCCCTATCAAACGATAGGGGTATTTTAGGAGGTATGTAATTATGGCCATGAAACGTGCCAACGGTACGGGCACCGTATACAAGATGAAACATAAGGCCCTACGTAAGCCATATCGAGCCGTGGTGACCCTCGGATATAATTCTGAGGGTAAACCCTTACGGAAATCCATAGGCACCTTTGCAACGCAAAAAGAAGCGTATAATGCATTATCAGCTTATGATGCTAATGCCCCGCAATACGAAGCCAAGGATACTACCTTTGGTCAATGTTGGGAATGGATGATCGAAGATAAAACTAGACTAGGAATTAACCTTGAGAAAAGTGGCTATGTTTACAACAAGCCAAAAGTAGAACATTTGATGAGGGTTCCTATCAAGGATATACGATTAACCCACCTACAGGATATTATTGATAGATATAGTAACATGAGCCGCACAGCGTTATCACAAATCAAGACTGTACTGAAATCCACCTTTGACGCAGCGATAAAAAATNGTTGACGTCAACAAATTCGGAACTATTGGGGGCTTATTCACTATAAATAAGGAGGTATGAAATTATGTCCATGAAACGTGCCAACGGTACCGGCACCGTATATAAGATGAAACATAAGGCCCTACGTAAGCCATATCGAGCCGTGGTGACGCTTGGATATAATTCTGAGGGTAAACCCTTACGAAAATCCATAGGCACCTTTGCGACGCAAAAGGAAGCGTATAATGCATTATCAGCTTATGACGCTAACGCCCCGCAATATGAAGTCAAGGATACTACCTTTGGCCAATGCTGGGAATGGATGATTGAAGATAAGACTAGACTGGGAGTTAACCTTGCAAAAAGTGGCTATGTTTACAACAAGCCGAAAGTAGAACATTTGATGAGGGTTCCTATCAAGGATATACGATTAACCCACCTACAGGATATTATTGATAGATATAGTGACATGAGCCGCACAGCGTTATCACAAATCAAGACCGTACTGAAATCTACTTTTGACGTAGCGATAAAAAACGACATAGTAGATAAGAATTACGCCTCTCTCGTTACCTTGCCTGCAAAGCCTAAATCCGATATGCATAAACCATTTACTCCAGTAGAAATATACAAGCTGTGGGAACTGTCTGATACCGACCGTAACGCACGAGTATTATTAACGTGCGTATATACAGGTATGCGGCCAGGTGAAATTCAGAAAATCAAATTAAAAGATGTTCACATCAAGGAACACTATATGATTGGTGGAATAAAAACCGAAGCCGGCAAGAACCGCATCATACCGATAGCGGACTGTATCATGCCTTTTATAAAAGAATGGTACCGCAAAAGCAGCTTTGAGCGAGGTGAATACCTTATGCCAAGCGATATTCCTAAAAATCTAAGGCCCGCATTGAGCGTATATTTGAACCGTAAATTCGATGATCACCGGCCACACGATGCTAGACATACCTGTGCTACATTACTGNTTACCTTGCCTGCAAAGCCTAAATCTGATATGCACAAACCGTTTACTCCATCTGAAATTTATAAGCTGTGGGAATTATCTGATACCGACCGAAATGCACGAGTACTATTAGCGTGCGTATATACAGGAATGCGCCCAGGTGAAATCCAGAGTATTAAATTAAAGGATGTCCACATCAAGGAGCGCTATATGATTGGTGGAATAAAAACCGAAGCCGGCAAAAACCGCATCATACCGATAGCGGACTGTATTATGCCTTTTATAAAAGAATGGTACCGCAAAAGCAGCTTTGAGCGAGGTGAATACCTTATGCCAAGCGATATCCCTAAAAATCTAAGACCAGCATTGAGCGTATATCTGAACCGTAAATTCAATGATCACCGGCCGCACGATGCTAGACATACCTGTGCTACATTACTAATTCATATCGGTGTGGCGGAGTCTACGGTTAAGACAATATTGGGGCATAGACATTCCGACGTGACTAACCAGGTGTATGTACACAGGGATGCTACCGTGTTAGTAGACGCGGTAAATAAATTACCGTCTCGAGATGAATTATTGCGAGATGAGTTTCAGGCGTTAACCTATGCTAGAGGTTGAGCAACGGTTGAGCAACCGTATCAGTTTTATCTAATTTTAGACAATTTCAAAAATTAAAAAGCCAGTAAATGCCTATGTTTACTGGCTTTTTAACATTGCAATTTTTGTATTGCACACAGCATAT